CAGTCTTACCGCGTTCACTGCTGACCTTACTGAAGATATGCTTATCTCGGGTAAGGGTCATATCTTCGTAGACAACCCGGTCATTACCGGACCCATTACGTTGCAGGAAGCGCGGCAGAGGAACATCCGCCCGTACTTCAACAAGATTGATCCGCGTGATTTATTTGCGTGGCGCACGGAGTACGACGGCACCAAAGAGAACCTTACCGAAATTCGGTGGAAGGAGCGCTCAGTTGAAGAGTACGATGAGTGGTCTGAAACAGAAGTTCTCAGAATTCGCGTCATCCGCCAAGATTCGTGGAAAACATTTGTTTATCGAGCAAGTGAAGCGAGTGTTGAGTATCAGCCTGAAGACGAGGGCAATTTTGATTTTGGTGAAATCCCACTTGTTACCATTTATGCAAAGAAAGAAGCACCGCTAGTTGCATACCCTCCGCTTGAAGACCTTGCGTGGCTAAACCTTCGCCATTGGCAATCGTCCAGTGATCAAAACAACATTCTTCATGTGGTCCGCGTTCCTCTGCTGTTTGGTAAAGGCTTCCAAGAAGGCGAACTTGACGGACTTGAAATTGGTGCAAACCGCGCTGTAACCACGACCAACGATGCTGCTGATATGAAATATATCGAGCATACGGGCCAAGCTATTAGCGCAGGTAGAACGGACCTTAAAGACCTTGAAGAACGTATGGGTCAGATGGGTTCCGATATTCTGTTGCAACGCTCTGTATCTCGCCAAACCGCTGTGGCACGTAAGATCGACCAAGCGGAAAGCATGAGCATCTTCCAGGTTATTCTTCGTAACACGGAAGCAGCACTTGAACAAGCGATCCGCCTTGCCGGTAAATGGCAGGGTATTGATGTTGGTGAAGACCTTCATGTAATCATTGGTGATGACCTCTCGGTTCCGGGTTCTGAGTCTAACATCATTGAGAACCTTAACCGGATGCGTGACAAGGGTGTCCTTACCAACGAAGAGTTCTTTGCTGAAATGGTTCGTCGCGGCAACTTTAGCGACACTGTTGAGAACAAATCGGACGGGGAAATCCTTACCGACGCAGAAATTAGTCAGAAAGCACAGCCTCCTGTTCAGGTTGTAGAAAAGGAGGACGAAACTGATGAAGATCAATGATTGTCCTAATTGCGGATCGAATCGGGTAGCCTCTGGTGCAACGGAAGCTGTCGAGTGGGAAGACTGCGAACATCAAGTTATGTGGCTACAATGTGAAGACTGCGGACTTGAAGGACCAAGTTTTGAAATTGATAGTTGTATGAATGAAATTGAACGGAACGAATTACTTCTAAACATGGTCAGAGAATGGAATAATCTAACAAAGGATTGAACTTTTTCAACTCAAACGTATCTTATTGAATATAAACAACAACCGGAGATCGGTGCATGGCTGATGAAAACCTGAACGATGATGTTCAAGAAGAAGGCAACGAAGTAAGCGTAGAAGAACTTAAATCGCAATTTGAGTCACTGCGCGAAGAACACGAAAAGACCAAACTGTACCTTAACAAAGCCAACAAAGAAGCAAAGGAACGTCGGCTTGCACTGAAGGAACTTGAAGAGAACGGTCTTTCAATTGAAGAAGCGGTAAGCCTTAAAAAGCGCCTTGAAGAAGAAGAACGTGAAAAGGCTGTAAAGAAAGGCGACATCGAAAAGATTAAAGAACAACTTACCTCTAGCTTTGAGAAAGAGAAAGGTGAGTTGATGACGAAAGTTCAGCGGATGCAGAAGTCTCTATATGAGAATCTTGTGTCGGCTAAAGCGAATGAGGCTATTTCTGAAGCCGGTGGCGTACCTAAACTTCTAATGCCGTTTGTTCAGAAATACGCTCAGGTTCAGGAAGAAGACGGCAAGTACGCTGTACGAATCCTGGATGATGATGGTGAAGTTCGTTTCAACAGTCGTGGCGATTACATGACCATTAACGACTATGTTAGCGAACTCAGGAACGATGAAGTGTTTGGACGTGCGTTTATGGTTGATTTCAAATCTGGTGGTGGTAGCAAACCGAACGGCGCTACTGGCGGCAAATCTGGAAAGATCATGAATCGCAGCAAGATGACCACGGCTCAGAAACTTGAGTTTATTGCAGAACATGGTCAAGATCAGTACCTTTCGCTTCCTGAGTAATGAATGTAATTAGCAAGGAAGAGGCACGTAAGGCGGGGTTGCTGTATTACTGCACCGGGAAACCGTGTAAACGAGGTAATATTGGCCCCCGCCTAGTCTCAAACGGAGCGTGTCGTTGCGAAGACTGCAAGACAGAAATGAAGAAGGCGGTTAAGCGTTGGTATGACGCAGACCCAGAAAGATTAAAGGTAAAAGAAAAAGTTAGGTATCAAAGACATAAAGAAAGAATTAAGTTAAAAGTTAAAAAATATAAAGAAGATAATCCTCACTACTATCGTAATTACTATCTTAAAAACAAAGAGCGGTATAACGAAAACGCAAAACGACATTACGAAAACAACAAAGACTGGTATTTTAGTAGAACGCTAAAAAGAAACGCACGAAAGAAAGAAGCAACCCCACCGTGGGCAACGCAAGAAGAATTTAATGAGTTATTGTATTTGCGGGACCAGATGCGTGATGCGACTGGATTTGATTGGGATATAGATCACATTATCCCGCTCAACGCAAAGAAGGCGTCGGGACTAAACTGCAAAGAAAATCTACAGGTTATTCCTTCGGTGCTTAATAGAAACAAGGGCAACAAAATGATCTACAGCGAACCCTATAGTTGGTTAGAAGAGTTCAACGCTGTTTTTTATTGCCCTATCATGGAAAACCATCCCGTGATGGGAGCAAGTAATTCTAATCAATTATAAGGAGTAACAAAATGGCTACTGGAACCAAATCTGATTTCGTTATTTATCACAATGAGTTTTTTTCTGGGATGAACGAAATTGTGCAACAGAACTCTGGTGTTTTCAACGCCGCGAGTGCTAATGCGATGCGTCTCGTTCCCCGTATGCTGAAGGGTGATTTCGAGAAGGAATCGTTCTTCAAAGCGGTTGAAACCCTCGTTTCTCATCGTGATCCTACCGATACCTCTGCCGTTACCGCGCAGAAGTTGGAGCAGGGTGAACTGGTTGGCGTCAAACTGAACCGCAAGATTGGTCCTGCGGAACAGACGATGGATGCCTTCCGTAAAATCCAGGTTGATCCCCGCGAATTCTCCTTCATCCTTGGTCAGCAGGCCGGTGAAGAAGCCCTTCGTGATTACGTCAACACGGGTGCCCTTGCTGTCACGACTGCCCTTAACACTCAGGCGGCTCTTGTGACGAGCGTTCTGACCGAATCCGACACCAACCTGAAGGCTGAATACCTCATCCGCTCGATGGCGAAGATGGGCGACCGCAGCCAGCGTGTTCGTGCTTGGGTCATGCACTCCAAGCCTTGGTTCGCTCTGATGGAAGGTCAGGTTGCCGGTGGCGCTACCAACATCGCTGATGTTGTGATCTACGGTGGTGCGCCGGGTACGTTGGGTCGTCCGGTTATCGTGACCGACAGCCCGTATCTCATCAACCTCGATTCTGACGGCGTTGCTGAAAGCTACAAGGTTCTCGGTCTGACCGATAGCGCGGTGGTTCTGAATCAGTCTGAAGACGAGTCCATCCTCTCTGATACCGTTCTCGGCAAAGAGAACATCATCATGCAGTATCAGGGTGAGTATGCGTACAACCTGCGTATCAAGGGTTTTGCGTATGATGGTTCTGCCAACCCGAACGATGCCACCCTTGGCACTCCCGCCTCTTGGAACTATCTGATGCACGATGTGAAGATGGGTCCGGGTGTCCTTCTGGTTGTAGAGTAATCGGATTGGGAGGGGGAAACCCCTCCCTTTTTCCTTATGCGAATTATATCTTACGTTCTTGACGTATCGGTTCCCGGTGCGCGTATCCATTTCCGTAACCCCCGCTGGTATACAAAGCCAGAGCCGGGGTTTCACTATGTTATCGCCAAACAGAAGAAGATTCTAGATGACTATAGACAAATGGGAGTACAA